CCCTCAGCCGCCCCGCCCCGACCCGACTGGCTTGCGCGCTTAACACGCGCTGGCGCGTGCGAAGGATCATGGATGACAGACGAGCGTCGGCCGCGGTTACAGCGGTTACAACGGGTTACAGGGGCTGTAACCGGATTTCGTCAGCAAAATCATCAGCTTATGACGAAAGTTACAGGGTTACAGAAATCCTCTCGCGTGACGCGCACGCGCGTGCGCGCGCGTGTGAGGGTGTGTTGTAACCTGTAACTTTGTAACCAGAGGACTTAAATGATTGATATTATTAGACAATCATCGGTTACAGAGCGGTTACAAAGCACTTTGGCTTGTAACCGGAGCGCTGCTGCGAGCTCGATCAGCGCCAAAACACCAATAAACAATAGGGGTTGGCGGAGATGAGCGACGATCGCGGCGCCGACCAAGGCCGAAAAAGCGCGGTGATCGGCACACACGCGCCGCGCGGTGGCGACGCGGGCGGCGATGCCGCGCGAGCGGCTGCGCCTGGCGCCGTGCATGATCCCGATGCGGATCTGTTCGGCGGCGCGATCCCAAGTGTGGCCAAAAGGGCTGCGGGGAGGCCCGAAGGCGCGCCGAATATCCGCACCAACAAGACGTTTCAGGTGGCCGTGAGCCGCTATGGCGACCCGCTGATCACGTCGGTGGCGCTCGGCAACATGGATACGATTGAGCTGATCCGGTGGGTGCGCCAGGTCGCCAGCGAAACCGGCCTGAAGATGGGCATGACCGTCGGTGACTTCCTGCACTTTCAGCGCGAATGCCGCAAAGACGCGCTGCCCTACGGCCACGCCAAGCGCGTCCCGGTGACTGAGAAGGGCGAGGATGCGCTGCCGGTGATCGTGTTCGGCGGCAGTGGCAACACCAACAACGTGCAGATCGGCGCCGCCGCGGCGCCTGCGCTCGACCTCGAGACCGCGCTCGCGCTGCGAGACAAAGCGCAACAAGATCAACAGCTTATCGATGTGTCGCCAAACAAGTCTCACGACGGAAAGTCTCACGATGACGCAAGCAACTGATTTCGTTAAGCAATCGACCAATCCGCAGTTAATGCGAAATTATCCACGCGCGGCCGTCGCCGCCGGCCTCGGCCTCGCCTGCCTCGGCTGGATCGGCCGCGCCCCGGCGCCGACCCCCCGGGGGGTGGTCGCGCGCGCGCGCCTGGGCGGGCGGCCTTCAAAATCGCCGCAGCCCCTCCCCCCTCGGGGCCCATGTCCTCACACACACGGCCATGCCAGCACCCACCCGGCGCGGAGCCGGATTTGTGGCACCGAGGGTGAAGGGCGCGGGCAACGTCCGCGCGTGGGTCACGGGCTCGGGGGTGTGTGATGGCCGACCCCGCCCCGCTCGACTGGTCGATCCCGAATGAATTCGAGCTACCGCCCGGCGTGTCGCTCGACAAGCTGCCGCAGCTCGCCGGCAGTGAGATCAACCCGATGGCCTTCGACCCGCCAGGGCCGGTTGGCGAAGCCTACATGTTCGCGATGGACCCGATCGCCTACATCATGGGACCGATCGGTTCGGCCAAGACGACGTGCTCGATCTTCAAGATCATGCTGTTCGCGATGCGGATGCCACCCTGCGCCGACGGCGTGATCCGGGTGCGTGGGATGGCGCTGCACGCCAACTTCCGCGCGCTGTACCGCACCGCCAAGCCGTCGATTGATCAGTTCTTCAAGCCGGGATCTCCGGGCGTCGAATACTCCGGCGGCCAGGACCGGCCGTTTCAGTACACGTTGCGGTTCGCGACGCTGGCCGGCAAAAAGCTGCAGATCATTCTCGACGGCTTCGGCATCACCAAGGACAGCGCCGAAGAGCTGCTGCGCGGCTACCAGGCCAACTTCGCATGGTGTCCAGAAGCCGACCTGCTCGACAAAGAGGTTCCCGAGATGGCCTATTCGCGCGTCGCGCAGGGCCGCTATCCGGGCCGCCATCGCCTCGCCGATCCGGACGCCAACATTCCGGGCTGCGTCTGGGGTGACCTCAACCCGCCGCCGATCACCAACTACGTCTATTCCGACTTCGTCGAGGCGCCGCGCGAGGGGTACAAGTTCTATTGGCAGCCGTCAGGCCTTGCCGACAATGCCGAGAACCGCAAGTACACGCGGTTGGAGGACTATCAGAAGCTCGATAAGACGATGAAGAAAGACAAGGCGCGCCGCCTCGTCCGCTCGCAGTTCGGCCTACAGGGCGACGGCGCGATGGTCTATGGCGAGGAGTACGATCACGAAATCCACTGCGCCCGGCAGAAACTCGAACCGCTGGATCTGCCGCTGCTGATCGGCTCCGACGCCGGCGGATCACCGGCGCTGATCATCGGACAGGTGACGCCGAAAGGGCATATGCGCTGGCTCGATGAGTTGGTCACCGAGCCTGGCACCGGCGCCGGCCGCTTCGCCGAGATGCTAATCAACATGCTGCAGGCGAACTATCGCGGCTTGCCGATCCGCGCGGCGTGGGGCGACCCGTCCGCGTTCCACGGCGCCGACCGGATGGCCGGCGAGCTGTCGTTCATGGAAATCGTCGGCAAGGCGATCGGCGTGCAGATGCTGCCGACCGTCACCAACGAGCCGAGCGCGCGGCAGGAAAGCGTCGCATGGTTCCTGCGCCAGCGCTGCGACAGCGACGGCGTGCCGTGGTTTCAATACTCGCCGCACATGAAGGTAACGATGGGCGGCTTCCTCGGCGGTTTCATCATCGCGAAGAACCCGCACGGCACCGCCGACACAGTCAAGTTCGTGAAGAACAAATTCAGCCACGTCCACGAAGGCGGGCAGTACCTCTGCTACGGCTACCGCGGCCATGCCGGCGTCATCAACGACGCCGCTCGCGCCGGCCGCCCCGGCGCCAACGTCACCCCGATCCGCGCCGTGAGGGTGCGTAGTGACTTCAACGCGTACGATGTTTAGCGAGAAGTGAACATGGCAAAGCTCACCAATGCATTACTGAAACGCGCCTGCATAGCGGCTGAAAAGCACTCCAAGATGAGTGCGCTAATCACAGAGGCGTTTGAGGAGCGCTACGGGAAGACGCATTCAGACGTCGATTGCGATGAACTGATAGACATCCTCGATTACCAGGGCGGTCCGCTAACCGTCAGAGAATGCGATGAAGCGATGATGCGATGCGGTGCGCCTAGGCTTCGAAAGACACGTTAACTCATTTCGCAGAACACCCCATGACCATCCGCGCCGTCTCTCCTGCTCCGCTGCCTGATGTGCTCGCGCTGTATCAGGCGACGGCGCCGATGAAGCCGGTGATGGCGTCGGCGGCGATCCTGCAGGCGGCGCGGTCGGATACGATCGGGTGGTTCGCTGGCGACCGGATGATCGCCTGCGCCCTGCTCTACCCGCTCGATCCGGACGGCAGCGGCATCGACCGCCGCGAGCTGTTGTTTGCCTGCCGCCCAGAGGCCTCCCGCCACCTCGTTTCGATCATCCACGCCGCGCGCTTAACACGCTCTCGGCTGAACGACACTGCAGCCGTCAGCCTCGTGGCGCGGGTTCGCCTGGGGCACCAGCCCGGCCGTCGCCTTGCCGCCCTGTGCGGCCTGAGCAGCGTGGGCACCGAAGGTGGCTGCGAGATTTTCGAGTGGGGAACTGATGAGCGGGTTCGTCAAGGGCATTAAGACGCTGATCAACGGGCCTGACACGTCCGCGGCCGATAGCGCCGCCGCGCAGGCTCAACAGCAAGCCGATCAGGCCAAGCAAGAACAGCAGGTCCAGTTGTCCCGCCAGCAGCAGACGCTGCAGGACCAGCAGACCGAGCAGGCTGCTCGCATGGGTAAGGCCGCGCGCACTCCTCCGGGGCGCCGCCTGCTGCTCGCCGCCACCGGCGAACAGGGCGTCACAGACAAGCTTGGCGGCTGATCCGTGGCACCGCGGCGAACCTCTCAACCGACATTCGATCTCGCGGTCCACAAGAAGCGCGAAGAGCGGGCCTGGTCGAACCGCGCAATCTGGGATGGTCTGTATCAGAGCGCCTATGAATTCGCGATCCCGTATCGGCGTCCGGCCTCAAAGGTCGGATCTGGCGCCAACCGCGTCGAGCGCGTCTATGACGCGACCGCAATCAAAAGCGCTTTTCGTTCCGCCGGCCAGTTGCATCAGGATCTCTTTCCGCCGGGCTTCTTCAAGCTGGCGGCCGGCGCCGTCGCGGCTGTGTCGATGGACCAGCAGAACCGCGCTGCGCTCGATCAGAAGCTTGGTGCGATCACGGAGATCGTCTCGGCATTCTTCCAGAGCGGCGAATTCGACATGGCCGCCTCGGAAATGTGCCTCGATCTCTTGGTTGGCACAGGGGCGCTATTCCCGCTGCGCGGCGACGCCGAGACCCCACTGCGGTTTGTCTGCGTGCCGTTCGATGAGCTGGCGATCGAGATCGATGCCTACGGCAAGGTGGTGGCTATCTTCTGGCGCACCCGCCTGTCGCGTCGGCAAATCAAGGCGGCTTTTCCGGACGGAAAGTTTCCGCAGGACTTCATTAACAAGCACAATTCCGCCCCCGACGAGGAGATGGACCTCAAGCAGGACTTCGTTCGCGATCCCGAAACGCGGCGTTGGACGTTCGTGGCCTATCTCGACGCCTGCGAAGAACCGATCGTCACGGGATCGTATCGCACTCAGCCGATGGTGATTGTTCGCTATCACCGCGTTCCCGGCGAACCCTACGGACGCGGTCCGATCCTGCTCGCGCTGGCAACGATCAAGACGCTCAACAAGGCCGTCGAACTGACGCTGAAGGCCGCCGCAATCCAGATGCTCGGCATCTGGGGATATCGTCCCGGAGGCGCGTTCAACCCCGACACGGTTCGGCTCGGACCCGGCGAGTTCTGGCCGATGCAGGCGACAGGCGGTGTGCTCGGCGCCGACGTCACGCGGCTCGACACCGCGGCCGGAAAAATCGACGTGTCGCAACTGATCACGCAAGAATTGCGGATGCAGGTGCAGTCGATGCTCGGCGACGAAAGCCTGCCCGAGCAAGGCGCGACGCCGATCAGTGCCGCTGAGGTGATGGCGCGCATGAAGCGGGTTTCCGAGAACTATCTTGGCGCCTATGGCCGCCTTGTGAATGAGGCCATCCCGCCGCTCGTTCGGCGCGTTATCGAGATCCTGTACGATCAGAAGCTGATTGATACCGATATCGAGATCGACCAACTCCTGATCAAGGTCGATGTGATGTCGCCGATCGCCAGCGCAGTGAAAGCTGCGGCACATTCGCGCATCATCGACTTTATCCAGCTCGTCACCGCCGTGAAGGGAACGCCAATGGCGGTCGACTTGATTGTCAAGGTCGACGACGCGTTGCGTGCCATTGGGGCCGACCAATTGCCAGCCAAGCTGATGCGGACGCCCGATGAGCAGAAAGAGCTCGAGACGCTGATCAGCAATGCAGCGTCTCAGATCGTCGCTGCGCAGCAGCAGGCTCAACCGCAAGGCGCCAAGGGCAAAGCAGCATGAGTGATCCATTCGTCAGCCCAGCGCGGTTCGGTCCGCGCCAGGCGCAACCGCTGGAAGGCTTCACCGCGGATGCCAAAAGCATTCTGGAAGGTCTGTTCACGGCCCCGAACGCCGCTGACATGCCCGCAATGGCTCGCGCCGCGTTGGAGCAAACCGCCCGCGTCCGCTCGATCGCCGCGCGGCTGTTCGGCTCCGCAGAAGGCGAGGAACTGCTCGAAGCGCTGTGCGACGCCACGCTGCGCCGCCCGACCTTCATCACGCAAATGGGCATGCCGGCCGATCAGGTGCTGGCGATGGGTCAGTTCCGCGAAGGAATGGCCGCGACCGTCTTCCTGCTACTCGCGTGGATCGCCGAGGGGCGAAACGAGCAGCAGCCAAACCGAGAGGGACCCAACAATGTCAATCCGCGCAAGCGCACGCGTCGCGTCAAGCCCGATCAGCCTGATGGCAAGGCCGTTCGGCGCCCCCCGGTTTCATCTCGACGAAAACGCAAGTAGCGCAGCGCCGTCTGGCGTGCCTGCTGGCGGATCGGACCCCGCTGCAAGTCCCTCTGCAGCGGGCGGGCAGCCCTCCGGAGCTGAAGGAAGCTCGGCTGCGGCGGCCGGGCCGTATCGCCCGGAGGGCTTGCCCGATCATCTGGCCGGTGCCAACGATCGCGAGACCGTCGACAAGCTGTTCAAGGCGTTCGACGGCTATCGCCGCAGCGAAGCCGACCGCGGCGCCGTGCCAAAAACGGCGGCCGACTACGCCTTCGATGCGAGCGACAAGCTGAAGCCGTTTGTCCAGAACTTCGACAAGGACCCGGTCTATGCCGCCACGCGCGAGATCGCGCTGAAAGCGGGCATGACCGACAAGGTGTTCAAGGCCTTCATCCCGGGCTTGCTCGAGCATTTGGTCGAGGGCGGCCTCGTCGATCAACCGATCGACGCCAAGGCGCAGCTTCGCGCGATGGCGCCGAGCAACGTGGCCGGCGATGACGCCGCAAAGGAAGCCGCCGCGGCCAAGCGGGTTCGCGACAATGTGGCGTGGGTCGACGGCGCCAAGGCGCAAGGTGCTTTCGGCGATCCGAACGACCCCGGCGCCAAAGAGATCGCGGACTTCTTCGCCTCGACCCTCGCCTCCGATCCGCGGGCTCACCGCGCGATCGAATGGCTGCGTGGCAAGGATGCCGAGCCGCGCCCGGCGCTGCCCGGCTCCGGCTCCGGCGGCGGATCGGCAGACCTCACCGCCCGCATCAACGACCCGCGCGGCAACCCGAACTCGCCGCAGTTCGATCGCGCCTTCGCGGCCGAAACCGACCGCATGCTGCAGGCGCAGTACGGCAACTGATCACCCGCGCTTAACACGCGCAAACCTGCCGCATCTTCGGAGGCGACCGCGAGGGAATGGACCCCCGGCCGCTTCCTGCAATCCGGGCACCGCCCGGACCGGGCGGCACCGGGGCAATCGGCCGATAGCGGACTTTGGCAACCGCTTCCAAGGGACCGAACCCCATGTCGATCAATGCCCCCAACTGGTACACGATCCAGTACGACACCCGCGTCAATCACCTGCTGCAGAGCGAAGGCTTCCTGCTCCGCGGCACCACCTCGCCGCCCGTGCAGGTCACCGGCAACGAGCTGCAGTTCTTCTTCATGGGCCGCGGCGAAGCGACCGAGATGTCGCAGTCGATCGAAATGATCACCCCTGCCAATCTCGACAAGACCACGCTGAAGGTGACGATGGCGGATTACCAGTTCGCCGAATTCGTCCGCCACGGCGAACCCGAGCGTATCACCGTCGAATGGCGCAACGAAATTCAAACGGCTGGCTCGATGGCGCTCGGCCGCAAGTTCGACCGCATCATCATGCAGGCGATGGACAACGAAGACACCGGCATCGAAACCATCGGTGACGGCACCTCCGCAATGTCTCCGATCGACGTGTCGACCGGCAAGGCGAAGATCAACGCTCTCGGCATGATGAAGATGAACGAGTTCTATCTGCCGGTGCCGTCGATGAGCTGGGAACAGCTCAAGCTTTACAAGGTGTTCAACAACTCCGACTACACCGGGCCGGATCTGTCGTTCAAGAACAACACCGAAGCCAAGACCTGGAACAACGTCAACTTCTTCCAGCTCCCCGACGAAGCGTTCACGTCGCCGTCTGCCGGTGTCGTCGACACCTACCTGTGGAACAAGCGCACCATCGGTTTCGGTTCGAACTACGCGATCAAGACCAACATCACGTACGAGAACCTGTACACCGCATGGCTCTACAACTCGACGATGTCTGGCGCCGCCAAGGTGATGCAGACCGCCGGCGTCAAGCGCCTCCGCATCAAGATCACCGATCCACTGGCGATCGACGGCGGCCTGTAAGGGCCGCTGCCGATCCTCCGTCTCGTCATCCAGCCATCAATTCGAGGACTTGAGCCATGCCCGTCACCACTGCCAATCCGGCCGTTGCGCCGATCGCCTTTGCCCGCCAGACCGTCGGCTCGCCGTCGGCGCCCGGCGCCGCCAACGTCAGCCACCTGTTCCTGTATCGCACCGCGCACACCCGTGCGCAGGTCGAAGCCGCGGGCTACTTCAACGCCGTGCGCGGTCGCCTTACAAAAGGTTCGGTGATCGACGTCGTCTATAGCGTAGATGGCACCGTCGGCTTCGAGAGCTACCTGATCACGTCCGTCGTTTCCGGCTCCGACGTGACCTGGAGCAAGGCGGTGTCCGGCGCGTCGCTGACCGACAATACCGGCGGCAACGCTTCGGCCACCACGCTGGCGCTGGCGCTCTCCAAGTCGGTCATTCTGATCCCGATCGCGGCGTTCTCCGGTCTGGCGAATTCGCAGGTGATCAAGGTGCTGCCCGGCTACCGCTTCAAGCTGCTGTCGACCGGCATTCGCCCGGTCGTCCCGGTCACCACGGCCTCGAAGCTCGCGACCCTCACGCCGCAGATTTCCGGTTCGGCCGTCACCGGCGGCGTGATCTCGGCGACCTCTGCCGGCCTCGGCACCACCGGCACGATCCAGTCCGGCACCGCGGTCACCGCGGCAAACACCGGCGCCGCGACCGACACGCTGGAATTCGCGGTGTCCGCCGTCACCGCCTTCGTGGAAGGCAACGGCTTCATCGAAGCTTCGGTGCAGAACCTCGATCTCGCCGACGCCATCGCCTCGCTCAACGCCGCCTAAGTCGCCTCCCGACTACCGGCAGGGCGCAGGCCCTGCCGGCCCCTCTTGCGTCAGGACCACAATGGCCGCGCTTGACAATCATCTTGAAGTCGCAAACGAATGTCTGGCTGCTATCGGCGCCGGTGACATCACCTCGTTCGACGAAGAGACTGAACTCGCCGAGCAGGTCCAGAAAGTGTATTTCCCGCGGCTCGATGCCATCTTTGGTGTGCACTTCTGGAGCTTCGCCGGCCGCACGTTCAAGCTCGACGGCCTCGCGCCGATCGCCGAGAATGGCTACGATACAGCAGCCAAGGTTTTCGTGAATGGCTGGCGCTACGGCTTCGCCATGCCGGGCGGTCGCCTCTCCGCTCCTCGCCGCGTGATGATCGACCCGCGCCGGCCGGACGATCCATTCCGCGACTACGCGATCGAGGAAAACGCGATCTACACCGACCGCGCGCCGCTATGGGCGGCGTTCACGGTGCGGGCCGATCCGCTCGCGTGGTCGCCAGCCTTCCGGCTCGCGGTGATCACGATCTGCGCCGCGGATCTCTGCGTGCCGATCACCCACGACCGCGCGCTCGCAGCCGACCTTATCGTCAAAGGCATGGGAACGCCTGAGGAAAACGGTCGCGGAGGCCAGCTTGGTCAGGCAATCGCCAAGGATATTTCCGGCGCGCCGATCGCCTCGCCGCTGCGCCACGATCCACTCTCCGATGCGCGCTGGTGGTGAGCCATGGTCGCTCGTCCTGGAACCTATCAAGCTTCAATCAATAATGGTGAGCTCGCCGAAGAATTCCGCGGTCGAACCGATCTGAAACAGTTTTACGGCGGTGTCGCCTACGCGCGAAACGTCGAGCCGAAGCCGCAAGGTGGTGGGCGCCTTTCGCCGCGCAGTCGTCACATGGGCCGACTGCGCGGACAAATGTCGCAGGTTCCGGTCGCGACATCGTTCGAGATCGGCGAAAGCGTTTCGGCATCTGCCGTTTTGGCTTCGATCACTTTCCCGCTGCTGCAGCAGGTCAACGCGATCGTCGTTTCGGGTTTCAGCGCATCGCAGGCGCTTGGCCTCATCCTGCAATTCGAATGGCAGGACGTCGATGGAAACTGGACCGCATTCGGTAGCGTCTTCAACCTCGGCGTCACGTCCGTCCTCAAAACCCGCGCGCTCCTGCCGGGGTCCAGTGTGCTCGCCAAATCCGTGCGACTGCGGATGGTCTCCGCACCGCCCTCCGCAACACTGTTTCAAATCGGAGATTTGATCGCTTTTCGCGAGGGAGGAGCTGTCGCGACGCTGCGCATCAAGCCGTTCTCATTCGATCAGAACCAGACCTATCAGGCGGTGATTGCGTCAGGCTTCGTCGATTTCTTCCGCAATGGATCCTATGTCGGCTGCGCGCATACCGGGCTCAGCGACCAGCAGACGATCGAAGTCGATGTGCGCCAACGGCTCGATACCATGCTGCTGTTTCACCAAGACATCCAGCCGCTCCGCATCATGCGCAACAGCTCCGATGATGATTGGGTACTCGATGCGGTTGCGTTCACGTCGATCCCGCCCGTCGATCTGGGCGCGGTCTATGTCAATCAGGATGAGATCTGGACGCTCAGGCTGTCGTGGGCAAGCGGCATCGACCCGGCGTCGGCCGGCATCGTGATTTCCGTCAACGGACAAGAGACCGACGCACAGCCGCTCGGATCGGACTACGCCGCGACCGCGGCGCAGTTTCAGGCACTCGTCTCCAACCTTCCGGGTGTCGATCCTGGCATCTCTGTGCAATTCTTATCATCGGCGGCCACCGAGGCGGCCTTCAGGATCACGTTTTCTGGCGGACGTAACAGCGGCTCATCTTTCGTCGTTTCAGGGCGCTGTCCGACCACGACGTCAGTTGCCGTCAATACCTGGCGTTCGCAAAAGGCGATCCGCGGCGGCGAAGGCATCATGTCGCCATCACGTGGATATCCGGCATGCACGACGTTCTATCAAGATCGACTGTTGGCCGGAGGGTTCAAGAGCAAGCGCGGAGCGTTCCTGGCGTCCGTCACCGCCGATTACTACAACCTCGACACCACGACAGCGACGCAATCAGCCGCGTTTATCGACAACCTCGACACTGAGGGCGCCGAAAAACTGCACCATATGGCAGTATCGACCCACCTCATGTTGTTCACCGATGCCGGCGAATACTTCGTTTCAGACCGTGCGTTGGACGCCACCCAGCCTCGCAACATCGTCAATTCGTCGCGCAACGGTTCATCGCCGATCGTGCCTGTGGTCGAGATCGACGATGGTGCGGTCGCGTATTGTTCGAAGAACAGATCGCTGATCTATGCGGCAAAATTCGACTACGTGGCTCAGGCGTATCAGTCTCAGCCGATCTCTTTGATCGCGTCTCACATCATTTCGGACGTGACATCGATCGCACGGCAGAAAGCGACCACGGCAACCGACAATGTTCGGATGTGGATCACGCGCGGCGATGGAACGATGGTGGTCGGAACGATGCTCCGCGGAGAGGGTGTGACCGGATACACGCGATGGGAAACCGCAGGTGACGTGCTCGATTGCTGCGTCGACGGCGCCAACAATCCATATATAGCCGTGCGGCGGACAACCGGCGGCGTCAACATCAACTATCTGGAACGCCTTGATCAGGGTCTTCTGCTCGATGGCACATTGACCATCGCCAACAACCCGGCATCGCCGACCGTATCCGGTCTCGAAGCGCATGAAGGCGCGACGGTATGGGCTATTGCAGACGGCTACGTTGACGGTCCTCACGTCGTCAAAAATGGAACGGTCACACTGCCGTTTGCCGCTTCATCGATCGAAATCGGCCGCTGGACTCCGCCATCCATGATCTCGCTTCCGCTGACGAGTGATGTGGCGACCGGGATCGTCCTGAAGCGCCCGAAACGCGTGCATACCGTTCGGGTCGACTTGATCGATACCACCTCGATCGCGGTCGGCGCTAATGGTCGCCGGCCGCGCGACCAGCCGCTGTATCGTGCAGGCGCTCAGACCGATGCGCCGCTTGCTCCGGTGTCAGGTGAGTTGGTGGTAACCGGCATTCCTGGCTTCACTGCGACTGGCCAAGTCGAGATCACACAGACAAAGCCGGGCCGCCTCGCCTGGGCCAGCTTTACACGGGAGGCGCAGAAGTAGCCATGGAATTCGCGGCGGCTGCCCTCACCTCGATCGGATCAACCATCGCCAGCGGCGCCAGCACAGTCGCATCAGGCGTCGCGTCGCTTTCTGGCGCATCGTTCGGATTGACGGGCGCGACCTTTGGCGGTGCGACGAGCGGCGGCCTGCTGTCAACGCTCGGAACAGCCTCGACCGCGGCATCGATCCTGTCCGGCGGCGCGACAGTTCTGTCTGTGTTGAACACCTACCGAGCAGGACAGCAAAAGGCCGATGCCTACAACGCGCAGGCCTCTGATGCCGAGTTGTCGTCGACCGTCGCCGGTCTTCAGGGCACCGAACGGCAGAACTCGTTGCGCGCGCAGCTTGCCGATGCGCTCGGGCAGCGCGATGTCGCGACCGCTGCCGGTGGCGTCGACGTCTCGTTCGGATCAGCCGCCGCGGCGCGGGCTAAGGCGACTGAAGACACACAGCGCGCGCTGTCGCTCGATCAGTCGACAACACAGTTACAGCAAGCCCGCCTGCGGGAACGCGCGGCGAACTATCGCAAGATGGCACTCGACGCTTCAGCCGGAGGCCTCGCAAGCGCCGCCGCCGGCGCGCTCGAGGGCGGCGCGAAGATGATGCGCAGGGGGATCGCATGACGAACCGATTTGGTCGCTCCGTCCCAGTCTCGGATTTCAAGCCTCAGGGTCTTCTGCCAGACGGGCTTCTGCCGGTTGCCCGGCCTGACGGCAGCGCCGCCAGTGAGACCGCGACGGCAATGCAGCGCGTCGCAACCACCATGGGATCGATTGCCGACGAAGCCGCGATCGCCGAGGGCGCCGCCGCCGGCAAGGCGGCTGGCCTCGATCCGAACTTCCGGCCCGACGGAGGCATGACGCTCCGCGCCAAGGCTTACGACGAAGCGGCGATCAAGACCTATGCCAACACGCTCGACGCCAATCTGCGCAACGACATGCAGGCGACGTTCGAAGCTCACAAGAACGACCCGGCGAACCTGAAATCGGCATTCGACAAGCTGCAGTCCGAGTATCAGACAAAGCACGTTTTCCCGGATATCGCGGGCGACTTTGCGTCGCAGTTCGCGCGGCTGCGCATGCCCTACCAGAACAAGGCGCTTTCCAACCTCGAAGAAGACCAGAAGGACAAAGCGCGTGCCTCGACGATCACGAGCCTGTCGGCGATCCAGACGAACGCGGCGCGGTTGGCAGCGGCCGATCCAGCTAATCCGCAGACAGCGACCCTGGTTGCGGCCGAAGCCGCGAGGGCTGATGCCAAGATCGACGATGCACTGTCGAGCGAAGCGATCTCTGCGGAAGCGGCGGCAAAGCTCAAGCTCAGAACCCGCGACGCCATCGTGTCATCCGCCGCGTTGGCACAGGCCGATGCGCTGAAGACGCCGGAGGAGATCGCGGCCTATCGCGCCAACGTCAAGGCGAAGTTCGCCAAGGGCGAATTCAACGGCCTCTCCGGCGACGGTTACCAGAGCCTCGACGCCGGGCTGCAGCAGCTCGAAAGCCAGAAGCGCACCGCGCTCAATGCCGGCGCCGCACAGCTCTCGAAAAACCTCGACGACTACATCGAACGGGCCGCCAACGGCTATGTGATGTCGCCGGCGGAATGGACCGCGTTTCAGGCCTCCGATGCGGCCAAGACGCCGAAGGGCGCGGCGATCCTGCAATCCGGCGAAGCCAAGTTGAAGATTGCCGGCCTGCTCGGCCGGATGTCGATCGACGACGCCAGCCGGATGGTCTCGACCATGCGGGCGCAGGCGAACTCGTCCGGCGGCGCCAGCTCGGCCGATGCCGACGTGATCGGCTTTGCCGAGCAGCAGCTCCGCAAGCAACGCACCGCGCTCGATACCGATCAGCTCGGCTATGCCGAACAGCGGCGGCTGGTGCCGGCCGTGGCGCCGATCGACTTTCAGGGCTTCTCCCAGGCGCCGGATCCGACGCTCGCCGCCGGTCCGCTGGCGGCGCAGTTTCGCGACCGCACCGCACAGGCCCGCGCGATCGGTTCGGAACTGTCGCGGGCCCCGCAGTTCCTACGTCCCGACGAAAAGGACCGGCTGAAAGAGATCGTCGACCGCGGCGGCGCCCCGGCGCTGGCGCTGGCCGGTGCGATCGTCAAGGGCGCGGACAGCGATGCGCCGGCGATCCTGCGTGAGATCTCCGGGGACGCGCCGGTGCTGGCGCAGGCCGGCAACATCATCGCCAACGGCGGATCATTGTCGGCTGCGCGCGACGCGTTCGAAGCCGCCAAGATCAAGGCCACGACCGGCAAGGAATTACCGGGTGTCCCGCCAACGGTCTCGGGAAAGATCGTGCGCGACAGCTTCGGCACCGCCTACGCGCGCCTTGGCGAGGATGCCGGCGTTATTCGAGCGACCGCCGACCAGATCGCCCGCACGCGCCTGGCGCAAGGCAGCATCGATCCAAAGAGCAACGATGCTGAGAAAATCTACACCCGCGCCCTGCAGGAGGCGGCCGGCGCCACCTTCGTTGACGGTGTGCAATATGGCGGCGTCACGACGTACAACGCTAGGGATTGGACCGGATCAGCAACCAAGGTGCCGGTGCCGCCCGGCATCCGCGCCGATGCAATCCGTGACGTCATCCGGTCGATCAGCGACGCCGACCTGTCCGCGCTTAACACGCCGCCGCGAGCTTCAGACGGGAAGTCCTTTACGGCGCGCGATCTCGCATCCGCCATTCCCGTCGCCGTGCGCGGCGGCTACCGCTTCGCCCAGGGCGATCCATCGTCGAATGATCCGAAGTACCTCCGCGGCGCCGACGGCAATCCGTTCGTGCTGCCGTTCGACACCATCAGTAAGATCGCGCCGCGTGTCAGTGGCGCCCTGCTTGGGGGGCGCTGATGTTTCTGTTCGAGACAAGCGAGGGTCCGATCACCTTCGGCGAGCCCGGCGGCAATGATGGCTTCGCGCAGGTGCTGGCCTCGCTCGGCGACCGGATCAAGACCAATGCCGGCCGCACGCTGGAAGAGGACGTTGCGGCGCAGCGCAGCTACGCCGAGGACGTCGGACGCGCCGCGCGCGCGGCGGAGCGCCAGACCCGACTGGTCGACATCATAACCAGTCGCGAGAACGCCCTTGCTGAAGCAGCCGACATCCGCATTCGTACAGTGCAGCAGCAGACTGGTGTTGAGTTGCAGAACCCATACCTCGGAGGCTACGCCGAGGAAGCCTATCGCCGCGTCAACGAGATGGGCATCTATGGAGATGCTCGCGCCGCGGCACGTGCGGACCAGCGTCGTCGGATTTTCGATGAAAAACTCGACGAAGTCATAGCGAGCCACCCGGATAAGGCTGACGCTCTGCAGTTCTATCAGCCGCTCGAAGAGCAGGCGCAGGCAATTGCCAAGGGCGCCGCCTATGACGGCGAGCACGCGCCCGGCGGTGCGGGCGCCCTGCTCGGCTCCCTGGCCGGCGGCATCTGGGCATCGCGTCGCGATCCGTTGTTTATGGCATCGCTGTTCGTCGGCCCGACGTGGTCGGCCGCCAAGACCGTGTTGGGCCGGATCGGCATGGGCGCGCTGAAGCAAGGCCTGTTCAATGCCGGCCTGCAGGCGGCGGCGCAGCCGGCGGTGCAGGATTGGCGGCGCGAGCTCGGCGAACGCAACGGCGTCGCTCCGGCGCTGGAGAATGTCGGCCTCGCCTTCCTGTTCGGTGCCATCCCTGGCGCGGCGTTCGAGGGCGGCAAGGCGCTGCTCGCTCCGCCGGCCCGCGCCGCGCTGGAGCGGATCTCGACCGGTGCCGCCGAGCCGGGCGACATCGGCACC